ATTGTGTGAGACCCTATCGGCATCTCACAAATTTATTTATAACGAAGAGAAGACATCCTTGTCTAAAAAGTTACTCCTTTTCTTCTGTCTCAGTTGCTGCTTTAACTGCACCGCTAGCTGCATCAAGAGTATATGTTGTTACATCAGATACGTCTTTGATTACACCGCTGATAATACCAGTTGTTCCATCGACAACATTGCCGACTGAACTACAGCCCATTACAAAAAAGGTCAATACGAATAGTGTATACTTCATAGCCTTCTCTCCTTATTACAAGGTACTTCCGAGGGTGGTTTCCTACCCACTAATTGAAGAAACGTACCACTTGATACGCCGATCGTCTTCCTTGCGTTATGTACCGGTCGAACCAAAACCACCTACACGGTCAGTTTTTTGAAGTGGTTCTTTATCGGTTGGGCTGATATCATATGAGATGGTTTCTTCAAGCATGGCTTGAGCTATTCTCTCACCGTGTTCGATTGTCACCAAACTATCAGTCACGTTTGATACCATTATGAAGCACTCGTTGACGTAATCACAATCGATAATGCCCGTACCATTAGAAAGAATCAAACCTTTCTTCAGTGCGACGCTTGAGCGAATGTATAGTTTCAACACGTGTTTCCACGGAATATCAAAAATTAACCCGGTAGGTACTAAACACCGTATTCCCGGTGGGAGTTGAAATGCATCTTGTGCACCACCAACTCCTTTCACGAGAATCTTTTGTTCTTTGTTCCAGTTGTTGTAAGATTTTAAATATTGGCCATTTTGTAGACATGCCCTTACATCAAAACATGCCGAACCTTTTGTAGCAAACTGTGGAATCTCAGCTCGCTCATTCACTTTAAATACATTCATAATCAACTCACTTTTTGCCAATGTTATACTTTACAGCAAGCTCCCAGTCACTTTTATCTTTATAAGAGATAATTTTGATTTGATTGAGTCCAGCAACCGGCTCTTTGGTTTTTTCTTTGTCTACTATTTCAAGTAGTTCCCATTCTTCGAGTAGATTAACGATTGTGTTTCGTCTCGCTTGGTCTTCCTCTGTGAATGTGTTATGCTTACCGTCTAAGATAAACAACTCTTTGAAGTGCAGAATAGAGTATCTACCCTTCTTGTGTAAAATATGACATGATTGATACAGCTTCTTTTCTTTACGAGACGAGATCCCGATACGGGTAAGAGTCTCTTTTATCTTAAGGAAGCTATCTTCAGTTGGTAGTCGTACTTCAATACCCACGCCTCTAAAAATATCCTCGTTGTCCATGATTAAAAGTCACCTTTATAATAATTGTTAGTAGTGTCGTCAATGGCATAGTCCCATTCTGTCTATTTATCATTTACCGACTCCACCCACCTGTAGGCGATCATGTAGCGTTTTTAGGTCATCTTTCGATAAGGCTTTCAGATATAACTTGGCAATCGTTCTATTGCATTGGTATACAGTCTGAATAGCATCAAGATCCTCATTTTTATCGGCCTTTGGCCATTTGGAAAATCTCTTTCGTTTACGAAGAGCACCACGATAATAATCAAACTGCGCGGCTGCAAACAAATCTGGTCTCATATTCATTTCATTCGCGTGTAGAATGGTATCATCAAAATTAGCAAAGCCTCTATTCACAATATAGGCAGCATATAGCTTCTCAGTCATTTCTGGGTTCTCATCGTCACCAATGAGATTGGCCTTAGAGAAAGAAGCTGCATTCATAAAATCAAACGGGTTGTAATCTTTAGACATGATTCATATCCTCCCAGTCACCAAAGACATCGGGTGCTGTCTTTCTTGCTTCGTCCATATGGTAGTCACCTGGGTAGTGCTTTAAGCAACGATATGCTTCTTTTCTTACGGCACTGGGTACCCGTGGAGTTTTCTTTGGGTCTGTTAAATCGACTAGAAATTGTCTAGTATGATTAATTGCCCATCTACGTTCATATGGCAGGGTCATTTTTAATTTCTTCTATTTCTTTCATTAGTTCATCAAACTGCATTGCGCAAGGTTCACACATTTTAACTTCGTGAGCACCTTCTAATGTATTTAGTTTGATAGTGTAAGCCGTCTTGGCCTTTACAATTTCGTGGCAGTTAAAACATTCAACTTTCTTTCTAAGCATTACCATTTCCCTTTTGGACATTTGCCACCTAAGTGTGATTTGAATTTTGTTTTAAGAGTAACAAAACACCAACACTCTTTACACTGATCCGTCAGCTTCAAATATGATTCACAGGATTTACAAATCTCTTTGCGTTCTGCAGCCTTTTCTTTTGAAACATGGTACGGATCAATCAGTGGCATTATTTGTATTCACTCTCAATCATCACCTCAGTGAGAAAAGCGACCATGTTAACCTCAAGGTCAGCAACAAAATTTGCCTTGTACATATAATCGGCAAGTGTTACACAAAACCCGGGCAGTGATCTGAATTCAACACGATCGGTAGCTGCATCATAGACTCGACGAAACATTTCATTCATGTCTTGGTCAGAGTTATTACCAACCCATTTACGCATATTGGTAAAATCTTTTGCCTTCAAAAGAGCAAAGAGTTCATCAATAGATTCTTGTTTCAGATTGACAAAGATACCCTCGTCAATCTTACCAGAAGCAGCGTATGATTGGAGTTCAGTCAAGACACGTCGAAAATCAGGAAAGTGTTTTTCAATCACCTTGGCAACCACATTCTTATCGAAGTCGACATTCTCTTGTTGAAGAATCGTGTTGACTCTTTTGAAGAATTGCATGGCAAGTTGGGGTCGCTCTGATTGTTCGATAGAGAAGTCTATCTCAGAAAGTCGAGAGCGGAGGGGAGCAATGATACGATTTTTGAAATTGCAGGTAAAGATAAACCCACAATTAGAAGAATATTCTTCTATAAAGTTACGGAGGGCGGGTTGGACAGATGAAGCGTTAAGGTAGTCCGCCTCATCGAATATAACATATTTCCGACCACCTGCGAGGGAAACGGAGGAGGCAAACGTTGATATTTCGTATCGGAGTGTGTCAATATTGACGTTGAGTGAGCCGTTTTTAACAACATAATCACAACCAAGCTCGTCAAGCATAGCCTTGGCGATTGTAGTTTTTCCAACACCGGGTCCACCTGTGAGTAAGAGATTAGGGACATTTTCGTCTTTCACAAATTTGCGAAAAGACTGTTTCATTTTTTCGGGTAAGATGGTATCATCAATTACCTGAGGTCGATATTTTTCAACCCATAACACTTCGTTTGATTTAGCATCAACGGACATAATATAAAACCTTCATCAAATAAAAACATAATAAAAAAAGAAAGAGGGACCGAAGTCCCCCTATAAACCGATTGTTATCCAACCAATTTGTCAGCGAGAGGACCTTCGGGTGGAACGTCCACATCTACTGGTGCGGCACCGGCCGATTGTGCAGCCTCACCATCTTGCTCGGGGCTGTTCTGACGAACAAACATCTCGAGCTTGTTGCGGAGCATTCCAACACCGGCCAATTCTTGGCCTTGGAAACCACCACGTTGTGATACTACATCGATAACCTGTACCAGTGTGGCGATATCAGCCAATTGGATAGTTACCTGTTCTTGTTGCTGTTGTTGATCGTTCATGTGTTTCATCCTTTGTTATAAGTCGACTTAGAATCAATTGCCACAAAATATGTGACATCCTTGCCTCTAAACTCTGAGATACCTTTGCTGCAAAGCGTAACCCGGTAGTCTTGAGGTAGCAATTTAAGGTTATCAGTTTTAATAATAATCTTAAATGTATCGCCAGTTTCACCGATTTCGACATCATAGTCGTCAGCATTCTCGGTAGTACTGTCGATTGCCTTGAGATAACATTTGCCACCATCGCCAACAAATGCGACCTCACTAAACTGAAGAACACCTGCTGCCTTCAGTACGGACTGTAGATCATCCCATTTTACATCAACAACAACGTCTGCGGTAGGGATCGAAATCTCTTTTTCAGGCGGAGTGTGAATCATAGAGATGTCAGCATATATGTACTTCGTACGCCGACGACCCTCTGAGATAATAAAGTATTTATCATGAAACTCCACATCGGGATCTTCATAAAGGCTTAAAATTGATAAAAATCTTGACATATCGTAAATACAAGCCTCTGAGGGAATCTCATCGGGAATATTTGCAATAGCAATCAAGGTTTTTTCGGGGGTGATGGTTTTAAGCACAGACCCTTCTTTCATAAGAATTGACTTGTTGATGCCTGCAAAACTCTTAAGAATGGTAAGTGTACGTTCACTGAATTTCATAACAAAGATTTCTCCTTTCAATTTTGTGTTGCCATTATATAACAGAACACGTTAAATGTCAACCCTTTTTCTTCTTTTTGTAATTCTTTCGACTAGCACTTTTGTCTGCAGTGGCTGATGCACCAATGCGACTAATTGCAGCCATATTACCTTGGAAGATATAAGAGCCAACATGATTCAGTTGCATCCATGGGCACATCCACACTGAGATTCCAGCCTTTCGTGCCATTTTGCAAAAGAAATAGTCTTCCGAAAGATAACGTCTGGTCTCTGGATCAATCACACAATCAAAGAAAGCTGTGATCTCCCGAGTACCATCAAAGTTATCTGTTCGAACATGATCAGGTCTATATGATAGTTCTGGATATGCGTCTCGGTACTTTTCAAGTACCTCTCGTGGAATAAGCATAAAGCCAGTTCCAGCCTCTGCGACCTCAATGGGTTCTGATAATTTCATACCTTGTGAACCCTTTACAGGATTGATTGCAAAATCTGAGGTGAATTGATTTAACTGAAACGGATCTTCATCACCAAATCCTTGTTTTGCAGCCTTAGAGACTTTTTCCCATGCGATGGTTTTCTTGGGGTATGGACCGGTCACGATATTATATTTTTCGGGATCTGATCCTTGAATACCTAGCATTGCAAGAACATCTCTTGCCTGAAAACCAATGTCCGAATCAATGAATAATAGATGGGTACAGTCAGAACGCATAAACTCGTCTACGACATAGTTACGAGCCCTTTGAACCAAACTTTCATTGAATAGGTAATAAAACCTGAGCGGGATTCCATGAGCACCACAAACCAAAGAAAGATCTGTGCATGACTTAGTAAAAAGACCAGAACAGTTACCACCGTACATCGGAGTACCTACAAAGAGACTGTATTGTCTAAGGTCTTCGGTACTGATTTTTAACTCCATAATGTTTGGCCTGTTCCAGGTCGAAAGTATTTGCGAAGTGTTTCAAGCCCTTCGTCTGCTTCTGCCAATTTAGACATAGAACTAGATAATGCTTCCATGATGTCTGGGTGTTCACCAATACCTACAGAGTTCTTAAGGTACACATTAATGTTTGCCCTATGGTAGGCAATTTGACCTTCATAGTGCTTTTCGAGTGCGTTGAGTAGAATCTCATCCATAATTATCTTTTCACCTCTTCTAGTTGGACGTTTTGTCTCATTGAATTGTTAAGTTGAATTGCCATATTCAGTAGGGTCAGCATAGAAGAATTTCGGGATTCTTCTACAAATGCCCGTGTATCTTTCGGGAAACAATTTCCACCGAAACCAAACTGACCATCTGGGCCAGGTACATTCATATGTGATGCACCGATTCGGGGTTCGTGTGCCAATACTCCGACGAACTCTTCCCATGGTGTTTCCATGTTGTATGTATCGTAAAGAAGTCTCAGTTCATTGAAGAATGTAACCTTTGTTGCCAACCAACTGTTGACAGTATATTTCAGAAAACTTGCAGCCTTGATATCCATTTTAAATGTGGGCACAGGTTTGACCTTGCTGTATCGAATATACATTTCTTCTACCTTGCTGCACGAATCCCAATCACCACCAAAAATTTGGAAAGGTGGGTTGATGAAATCATCATTGGCATTCGCCTCAGTCAAGAATTCTGGATTGTAGACAATATTCAAATTCGGATATGTCTCAACATAAGCATTCAACACAGAAGCAGATACAGTACTCTTAATGACCACAATACCTTCATATTGGTGTTTATTGAGTCTATGCAAAGTAGTAGTAATCAAACTGGCATCTACAGCACCACCACTACCGACCGGCGTAGGGACACAAATAAACATTACATCTGGATTGATATCGGCTAGATCATCTAAGGACAAAGTAGAATGTACCGGATCAACGACGTTAATGTGTACGTTATTGGTATTGAATCCTTCGTAGACTGCCCCACCAACAAAACCTTTGCCTATAATACCAAGGCCCATTTTAGATTTTGGCATGTTTAAATTTCCTCTGTGTGTAGTACCGTTAAACTTTGCGATACCTGTATCTGTGTGCATATGCTTCTCCATAATATTTAGTCGAGATTTTCAGCGCGGTCAATTCGTTGCAATCTCATCACATCAGCCAATACATCCCAAGCACTATCGTGATGCTTGAAATTCTGAGCCCATAATTCTTCATCTTCAATTGGGCAGAACCCATTTTTCTTTGGAAAATCTAATTTAGCATCAATCCAACTTCGTGTATCACGCAGAGACCAATGAGGCAAATATTCCAAAATCTGTTGTTTCTTACCTACAGATTCAAACAAACGCCATAGAATAATTGGATCAAAAGTATTAGAGCGTGACCACCAATTGGAAATCTTACCGTGTGGTATTAGAAAATCCAAAAAATCATCAGCGAATTGCTCAAGACCAATATCAGTCTTTTTAGGAGCAATATTCCTTCGAACATCTGAAGGTTGCTTTTCCCAAAATTTTACAGTATCAGGATCGATTGTAAAATTGTATTTAGTAACCTGCTCTTTGACATCAAACTTGAACTTTCTCACATTCGCAACATCAGCAAATCCATAAGGCTTGGGTGAGCTGAACCGGTTCCAATCAAACACAAAAGCACTCATATCAATAACCACACAGTTATTAACATCAATACCCATAGTTTCAAAATCAATAATGCAATGCTTCAAATTTTAATCCTCCAAATGAATGTGCCATTATAACATACCTGGCAACAAATGTCAACACTTATATGCCTCCATGTTCAGCTGAATTGAACATTGTGGGTATGTAGTTAATAAGCATTCTCTCTAATACCTGAGCAGCAAGTTTGTTTGGTGTTCTCCAAACCCAGGCTTGCCAGTTGTTTGGATCATCGTCATATGCCAACAGACCTTCAATAAAATCAGACGATGCCTTACCAGTTTCGATTTGAGCCATGTGTTGGCGAAGACGTTGGTTACCATTACCAGTTTCACCGAAATAGGCAATCCCATCATTTTTGTGTATGAATGAATAGACCAAAGACTGACTGAGATTCGTAATCTTTTCAAATAAGTTCACGACCTCTGGCTCTGGCAATCCATTCTTTTCGATATCTTCAAAAAACTTTTTAGAGTAGAAAATT